TCAAGGAGAAGACACGCCCGGCTCAGCCACGCAGCTTATTAATTACGAGCCTGCTATTACTGGTGGATACAGAAGAATCAGTGGCTTTAGCAATAGCTACGGCACTGTTCCCGGTATTAATAATGTACTTGGCGTAGCTGTCTACGAAGGCATCAATGATAATATCTTTGCCTGCCGTAAGCCCTACCCTTTCACTAACGATAATTATTTCTTTTATTGGGACGCTACAGCTGAAGATTGGGTGGCAGTGACCACACCAGCTACGGTTACAATGGAAGGTGTCATTAAGGTACGGTTCACTAGATTTAACTGGGGAACCCCTAAGCTGTTGTTAACTGATGGAATTAATCCTGCCGCCACATATGACGGTACGACATACACACAGCTAACTCATGCCAATGCTCCGGCAGCCCCTAAGTATTCTAGTGTGTTTAAAAACCACATGTTCTTGTGTGGCGACCCTAGTGAGCCAGAGAGTTTATATTTTTCTGCCCCTACAAATGAGGCTGATTACAGCCCCGCCACAGGTGCTGGTGTCATTAACGTAGGCTATGAGATTGTACAGATCAAGGCTTTCCGTGACAGCTTATTTATCTTTGGTAAGAACCAGATTAAAAAGCTGACAGGCAACAGCATTGCTGATTTTGTTTTAAGTGAAGTTACTTCAAATCTAGGTTGCTTAGTTCCCGATAGTGTGATAGAACTAGGGGGAAGTCTGATCTTTCTAAGTCCTGATGGATTCCGTCCAATTTCAGGTACAGCGAATATCGGTGACGTTGAGTTGCAGACAATCTCTAAACAGATTCAATTTACAATCAGCGCCATCATCCAAGAAATTGTAGCAGGTAGTACAAACCCAGAGAGCTTGACCGGACTTGTGTTCCGCTCTAAATCTCAGTTTAGATTCTTTATCCCTGCTGAAGGAAACTTTGGATTGCTGGGTGGTCTTAGACAGACAGCTCAAGGATTTAACTTTGAGTATTCTCAAATCTTTGGCATACCTGCAACATCAGCCTCTAGTGGTTTTATTGGTGTTGATGAGATTATCATTCACGGGGATGCTAACGGTAAGGTGCATTTGCAAGAAAGTGGTTCGTCGTTTGATGGAGCTGAGATTCTATCCATCTATCAAACACCCTACTACTATTTCCAAGACCCTACAATTCGTAAGAACTTCTACAACGTTACAACATTCTTACGGAGTGAAGGCTCATCAGAACTTTTGCTAGGCGTGTCGTATGACTTTGATGACAGTAAGGGAGTGTTTAACCCTGCTAACTATACGTTAACAACTGAAGGTGCTGCAGCGTATTACAACGAAGCTATCTATGACGCAGCTGCTATCTATGATGGCAACCCGTCACCAGTGACAAAGACAAACATTTCAGGCTCTGGTTTTTCAGTGGCTTTTAAATACGTGACAAACGACACTAACGCCAGTCACACTATTCAGGGTATCGTTCTAAACTACTCTGTGAACGACAGGCGATAAGGAGAAAATAATTGGCTGGATATACAAGACAATCTGCTGCTGACATAGTACCTACCGCTGTTGTACGTGCTACACCACTCAACAACGAATTCAACGCAATTCGTGACGCCTTTGACGTTATCAACGGACACCAGCACGATGGCTCCACAGGTGGTGGCGCTTATATTGGTGCTGTTGCTGATCCTGATGGTAACAACAGAGTTTTCATTGATACAGCCAACAACAGAGTTGGTATCAATGTAGAGGTTTCTTTCGCACCAGAGAATCAAGTATTTGTTACTAACGGTGCCATCCTACCTGCAACAAACAACGATTTAGATTTAGGTAGTGCCTCATATAAATTTAAAGATGTATATGCTCAAGGCACCACAACTGTAACTTCCTTAATTGCCTCCACTGCTGCTGTGTCAGGTGGAACTATTAATGCAACAGTTATCGGAGCCACCACCCCTGCTGCTGTCACAGCTACAAACTTAACTGTTAATACAGCTGCCACAATTGCTTCTGCTGATATTAATGCAGGTACAATTGACGGTGCAGTTATCGGAGGTTCTTCTGCACAAGCGGTTACAGGAACTTTGATTACAGCCACTACAGGATTTGTCGGAGGCTTAACAGGAAACGTAACTGGTAACATCACTGGTAATGTCACTGGTAACGTGACAGGTAATATCACAGGTGATGTAACAGGCAACATCACTGCTGCTTCTGGTTCATCTTCTTTTAATGACGTAGTTATTAATGGTGGTCTGAACATGAACGCTGGCACTGCTGCCACGATCACAAACCTTACAGCACCTACCAATAGTGGAGACGCAGCCACTAAGGGCTATGTAGACACTGCTGATGCACTCAAGCTGAATTTAGCTGGTGGCACGATGTCGGGTGCCCTTGCAATGGGGGCTAACAAGATCACTGGTCTTGGTACACCAACTGCAACAACAGACGCTGCAACAAAAGGGTATGTAGATACTTCTATTGCTAATGTTATCGACGCAGCTCCTGCAGCCTTGGATACATTGAATGAGCTGGCAGCTGCTTTAGGCGACGATGCCAACTTCTCCACCACAATCACCAACTCTATTGCCACCAAGCTTCCATTAGCAGGCGGCACAATGACAGGTGCTATTGCGATGGGCACCAATAAAGTCACAGGCTTGGCTGAACCCACAGCAAACCAAGACGCTGCCACTAAAAACTATGTTGACTCTGCTGACGCATTAAAGCTTAACCTGTCTGGTGGAACATTGTCTGGCGCTCTTGCAATGGGCACCAACAAGATTACTGGTCTGGGTACGCCCACAGCAAACCAAGATGCTGCCACTAAAAACTATGTTGATACGGCAGACGCATTGAAATTGTCGCTGACTGGTGGCACAATGTCCGGCGCTATTGCGATGGGCACAAACAAGATTACAGGTGTAGGTGATCCCACTGCGTCACAAGATGTAGCTACAAAAAACTACATTGATGTATTGTATGGATCAACAGCCAGTGCTGCCATCTCTGCAGCTGCTGCCGCAACTTCTGCAAGTGATGCTGCCACCAGCGCTACCGATGCAGGTAACAGCGCAACAGCCGCAGGAACCAGCGAAACTAATGCAGGGATCAGCGAAACAAATGCTGCTGCAAGTGCAGCTGCTGCTGCTCAAAGCGCAATTGATGCTGCTGCCTTTACGCCAGATCAAACAGGCAATAGCGGTAAGTTTTTAACCACTGATGGTACTGACACCTCATGGGCAACAGTAGATGCTCTTCCTAGCCAAACTGACAATGCTGGTAAGTATTTAACCACCGATGGAACCAATGCTTCTTGGGCTGTTGTCAACGTGACGCCAGCACTGGATGACCTTAGTGATGTTACAATTACAACACCGTCTTCAGGCGAAGGTCTTGTATACAATGGTAGCGGTTGGGTTAATGGAACCGTTGGCGGCAACACAACTACCAGCGGTTTGTATGAGATGTCAAATACCATCTCAACTGATTATGTAATTGGTTCAGGTAATAATGCAATGAGTGCAGGTCCTATTACCATCTCCAGTGGTTTTAGTGTAACTATTCCTAGCGGCTCACGTTGGGCAATCGTATAAAGGTATATAATGTCTATTGTATTAAACGGAAACGGCTACATCACTGGTGCTGCTGGTGTTGGTAAAGGAGGCAGCGAAACAAACGTTGCCTTCTACGAAACCGACAACACCATCACTAGCGACTACACCATTGGCACAGACAAGAACGCTATGAGCGTGGGTGACATTACGGTTGCTACGGGTGTGACGGTTACTGTTCCAACTGGTTCTTTCTGGGTGGTTGTATGAGCGGAAATATTAACTTTAACGGCTGGCTTAACGATGACGGCTCAGAGAACTACAAGTGTAGGGCTTGGGTAAATTTCAACGGTTCAGGCACTGTGGCTATTCGTGCTAGTGGAAATGTGTCAAGTATTACGGATAATGGCACTGGTGACTACACGGTGAACTTCTCGACTGCAATGCCTGATGCAAACTATGCACTAACTGGTACGGCTGGTGTTGGTAATACATCAAACTTTGCGGTTTGTCCTAATTTTGCGGTTGCATCACCTACAACGTCAGCAATGAGATTCCAAGTAACAAACTCAGCAACTGTTTTCGACACAACTTACATCCATGTCGCCATCTTCCGCTAGGAGCTAATATGTCAACAATTAAAACAGAAACACTAAGCACCCCTAGCAACGCAACCGTCCCAGTAGACACAGTGGTTAACGGGACTGCAAAGGCTTGGGTAAACTTTAACGGAACAGGTACGGTGGCTATTCGTAGGGCTTTTAATGTGAGTAGCATTACTGATGAGGGTGTAGGTCTTTTTACAATCAATTTTACCAATGCAATGGTTGATACAAGTTATGCAATAACAGGTACAACTATGAACAACGGGCAAATGGGCGTTCAAATTAGAGGTCCATATAACACCATTCCTACTATTTACACAACATCGGCAGTCTCTATCAACACAACACAAGCAAACAGTTTTTATGATTGTGCAATTGTTACTGTAGCCATCTTCAGCTAAAGGAATACCATGAGTACAACAATAAGCGGAACAAATGGTGTTACCTTTCCAGATAGCACCTCAATGCAAACAGGTCAACAGGCTTGTAAGGCGTGGGTTA